ATTTCCAATGTCCTCTAAAATGATGATCGTATGCACACCGTAGACGAAACGCTAAATCTTTTTCGCCTAGCTCCGTTAGGATTTCAATCGCTCTCCAAAGTTCATCACGTTCTTTACTCATCACAATCCTCCAGATCAATAGTTGGGCAATACTTGGCAAACGCCATTTGAAATTTATACTGGGAATCTTCGTCTATGTCAAGATACTCTATCACCGTTCCGGTATTCCTTATCTGTTCCGCATAAAGTTTAACACGCTTGGCCCGTTCGGCCTTCTTTCGTTCGTGTTCTGACATCCCAAGAGATTTTCCCTTGCCTTCATTCCAACAACGATACGTTTGACGGATCAATTCAATATGTTTACTTGTCATCAAGCAAAACCTCCATAGTACCCAAACCAATAGCAACGACCAACAGAACCGAGATTATAGCAATTCCAATATCCACTGTCAACTCCCGTAATAGATACCCAACCAAACAAACAGCAAAACAATAAGCAGTTCCACTAGTTACTCCCATGCTGATTAACATGCTTCATCTTAGCCGCGATGTACTTCTCTCGTGCTTCTCGCCAGAGAGGTACACTTACGTACACGTCACCCATTAGATTAGGTTCCGACAGGTTGTAGCACTTGCCATTGAGTACCGTCTCAACGTCTTCAATGGTCTTGCAAACAATGTGAGAATCAGTTTGTGATTCTATTAGGTAGTTTCGGACTTTCATTTCTTAACCTCCATTGGTTGTGAACAATTGTAACACGTACCATCTTCGTTTGGTACTACTTCAAAACCGCACTTTTTACACTCGACAAAAGCCTTCATTTTCTTTCCTTTGCCAAAATTAACTGCTGCTTTTAATGCTCTATAACTCATGTTCTTTCCTTTCTTGTTACACTATATTATAGCATAACCCTTTGACACGTTAGGTCACACATTCCAAATAATGTAAATTATTAAGGAAATAATCACTGCCAATTCTACTGCTGATGGCTTAACCATTTAATTCTCTCCTTGCAATCTTAACCATCGCGGACCATCGCCCACGGGATACGTTAGTTGGTCGAACCAATCGACCATAGACAATCATGTTCATCACTCGTTTAATGTTCATATATATATTATCGCCCATACCCGTGACACGTCTGGTCACTATCTAAAAGATTATTAAAAGAAGTTAGGAATAGTTGTAAGTCCTTACCAGCAAACGACTTACGTCGCGGCGGGCGCGCCCCGCAGGGCGTAACCCCTTACGGGGCAACGACTTACGTCAACAGTCGGGATCAAAGTCGTGCCACTCCTGCATCTCGTCAGGCTGGCCATCCCACTCGTCTTCCATGTCGAACTCAGCACAAGCGTCACACGTTGGCAACACCAAGTCATTCTCGACACCACGCTCAATAGAGCATTCGCAAATATGGCAAAGTAACATAATTAAAATTCTCCCATCTGAACTTGGAAATCATCTTGACCCTGCTGGGCAGCGTCTTCCATATCCTGCCAAGCGTTTCGCGTTTGCTGCTCGAACCACGCTTCCAACTCGACGCGCTCCGCATCGGTGAGGGTTTCGGAAACGGCTTCGTCACACTGAATCGACCAATCGAAAGAACTCATAGGTAAACTCCAAAAGTGAAACTTAATTGTTATGCCCTAGCATATATAACTTATCGTCACTTGTAAACCCCTATCTATATCTTTTTTGCAAAAATAATAGAAATAGTTGTAAACCCTTATGTCGTAACGACTTACGTCGCGGCGGCGGGGGCGCCCTCACCCTAACCCCTTTAGCGCTCATGGCTTAGGTCAATTCTTCAATCTGGTCTAGTACCGCATTGATCTCGATCCAGTCACCACGGACCACATCGTTTGTGATCGGGGTGTGATAACAGATGTCGCCATCTTTCAAAACAGCAACCTCATAAGTACCATCGCCCAACGATACGACCGACCAACCATAGCCGTTGCCACCATCTTCCACCTTCTCGATTTGCATAGGGTATAAACTCATTAGATGAACCTCCAATTAATTTCTTTGACTTCGCAACGCATGAACGTACCAAACACAACGTCATCAACCAAGCAGTTGATACCACTATCGGGAGTCCCCATGCGATCAACGGTTTTAGTGTAGGTTGGACCTTCGTAAGTTTTAATGGTAATCTTAATCATCTTGTTTCCTTTCTTGTTTTCTCTTATGCCTTAATTATAACAGACCCTTGTGACACGTTAGGTCTATCCTGCCAACTTTCTACAAAGTTTCCGAACTTTATTCAACTGAGTTAAGTTCGTTGACTTCTTGCAGTTGATACGGAAAGTGACAACACCGGGAACGCTAATCGTCCAAACACCATTTACAAAACTTTGAGTCATATCATTTCCTTTCATGTTTAACTCTCAACTTCTTATATATATATTATCGCACATCGGTGTGACACGTTAGGTCAATATGTCAGATAATCTCAAAACAAAGTAGGAATAGTCCTAAGTCTATACCACCACAGTACTTACGACAAGGCGCCCCCAGCATGTATGTCGTAAGTCCCGTCGCGGCCAGCACTTGCGTCATGGGTAGTTTTTTGTTCACTTTGACTTAAGTACTGGCTGACTGAAAATCGTGGGGTGGTTCAAACACAATTCAAACAAAATATTCCATATGTCTTAGCTGATCGTATCGGACTGTGCATGAGAAAGCCCCTAAATGTTTGAAATCGTGTGCATATGTCGCTTTTGGTGTATATAGTTATATAGGTTCACAATATTTTAAGAGGTACGACATGTCACGAAAAATCAAAAAGAAAACTATAGGCTCTGAATTGCGTGTAAATAGCTCAGACGCCCTTGAGAAATGGGCCAAGGCTGCTGCGGAGACCCCAGATCCCGATCCAGCCGACCAGAAGAAGGTGATCGAGCAGCACGACAAAGAGGCCGAGATCGAACATGCAGAATGGCTAGAGAAAAAGTGGGATCGCATTGAAAATTCCATCTAATCTTACAGAAAAGGAGGTGGTTGACACCATATCCAAAGTATGTAAAAAACTCGCCCCTAAATATGTTTTTGCTTCATATGAAGTTGACGACATAGAGCAGGAAGCTTTTATGATGGGTGTAGAGGGCTTGGATAGGTACGACACCAACAAGCCCCTAGAGAACTTTATGTATACGCATATCAACAATCGGTTAAAGAATTTCAAACGGGATAATTATTACAGATTTGATTACGGTAATGCCCAAAAGATTCAGGACAGAAAAAAAAGCATACTTGAGCCTGTAGATATTACGGCCCTGTATTGTGTTTCTACTGACGATGACACAGTTGACAATGCCCACTTATCTGAAATGCTAGACCTCATAGACAAAAAACTTCCCGCAGATTTACGCTCTGACTATTTAAAACTGCGCACCAACTCTCCTCTGCCCAAAGGCCGTAAGGCCATAATTATACAAGCCATCGAGGACATTCTAAATGGGGAATAATTTATGTGTGGTATTTTTGGATCTATCAATACAAATTCAATCAAAGACACCTACAAGGGACTGTCGCGGCTAGAGTACAGGGGCTACGACAGTTTTGGTTATGCTGCCTTGAGATTCAAGAGGGGCGATGATGTTGAGGTTGTAAAGGGGCTTGGTTCTGTAGATCGGGCGGCGTTTAAAAAAGAAGATGCGGATTTGTGTATCGGTCATGTTAGATGGGCCACCAATGGTGAAGTTACTATCAAGAATGCCCATCCCCAAAAGTTCGAGAATTTTTATGTGGTTCACAATGGTGTTGTGGAAAATGCTCCAGCACACATGTTGGACACCAAATGGATAGCGAATTTGTTGTGGCTTTATAAGGGCAACCCAAAGCGGGTTTATGATCACATCGCGGGCGATAACGCCTTTGTTTTTTTGAATAGTGAAACGGGCGAAGTTTGGTGTGTGGCAAAAGGAAAAAAAAGATTGTTCATGACCGAGAACGGTTACGTTAGCAGCGACATTCATGCTCTTGCGGGTTTTAGTGATAAGGCCAGCAAGCTAGAGAATGGTTTTAGGCTATTGGGCGATGTCTTACCCAACCAAACGTCTTTGGTTCCTAATAATGTGCGCGATCACGGTCCAAACAGAATGTTTACCGAGATTTGGGAGCAGGCCGAGCTAGATGGAGGGCAACGACACAATTTTGACTGTGACATCATGGATATTATTGCCACGGGCAGTAGTTTGTATGCGGCTATGTTTGGCGGTTACTTTTTAGAAGAGCAAGGTATCTCAACACGATGTATTCACGCCAGCCAAGCCAATCATTATAATTTGCATCAAAATGTTTTGGCGATTAGTCAAAGTGGGGAAACCAAGGATATTATTGGGGCGGTTCCTGATGATTTTGTATGTATGACCAATACTCCCGATTCTATGTTGTATGATATGGCATATAAAAAAATATTGCTCGAAGCTGGTTCAGAATATTCTGTCGCAGCTACTAAAACCTTTACGGCATCGTGTATGAAGTTGTGTGGGATTGTTGAGCCAATGACCAACCAAATCAATAATCTGATGAAGCGAGCAAGTGCCATAAAAGCTATAGCAAAAAGAATTATGGGTTATGATCACTTTTTGTTTCTGGGCGACCGACAAAACTATCCAATAGCTCTTGAGGGGGCTTTGAAGTTTAAGGAAGTGGCTTATGTTCACGCTGAGGGTATGCCAGCCTCGGAAATGAAACATGGGCCAATTGCGCTAGTGGATTACAAAGTTCCGAGTCTTTTTGTTGTTACAGAGAACTTTCGGCTTGAGACTATATCTAATATAAAAGAAATTAAGTCAAGAAAGGGATTTGTGGTGATAATTACTCATGATGCAATACGTGACAAGCTAGAGGGCTTGGGCGATATTATTTTCTCGTGTAAAGATACGGGCGAGAAATATTCTCAGTCTTTAGTTTGTAATGTTGTGTTACAATTACTGGCTTATTACATAGCTGTAGAGCGGGGCATCAATCCCGACAAACCAAAAAACTTGGCCAAATGTGTGACGGTGTAAAATGTTGTATAATGGATATGTGACTCGTTTTTTTGATGGCGCACCTAGCGCAAGAGAGGATAAAGTAATTTTTTTACATATTCCTAAAACTGGTGGAACCAGTATCGAGCATTGTCTAAGTAAACAAATTAGCAAAGGTTCTGGAAGACATTATAACATAAAAGAAACAGAAGATATTATTGGCGCCCAAGACATTAATGAATATACAATATTTACCGTGATTAGGAATCCTTTAGATAGAATAATTAGCACATGGAGATGGTGGGCATTTCATAAAGATGGCTATATAACAAAACCACATTTAAATCACAAGATAATACCTTGTACGAGTTTTAGAGATTATGTGTTTATAATTAAAGATTATTTTGATGGAAATACTGATGTAAAAGATGGCGGAATTTTTGCTGATTCAAAAGCTCCGCTTTGGGTTAGTCACGTCGAAAGACTTAATTGGTGGCTAACTAAAAAAGATGGAAGCTTGGTCAAGTGCGATTTTTTGAGGTTTGAAGACCTAAATAGGCAATGGGCAAAGTTTAGAAAAAAACTTGACTTAAAGGGCAAATTAGATCATAAAAATGGGAGCCAAACCATCCCGTTTACAAAATCCAGAGACAAGCTATACGATGAAGAAACTTACAAAATAGTTTCAGAAATATATAAAGATGAGATGAGGCAATTTAATTATGAAAAAGGGTAGATTCTCAACGGAAGATATGCAATTTATCGAGGCGAACGCCGAGGTTCTTTCTCCAGAAGAAATAGCTAGTCAATTAGATCGAGATCCAGAATCGATACGTGTTTGGATCAAGAAAAATGTGGGCTTTTCTCCGAAACAAAAGAAAGAGGCTGCTGTTGCGAACGAGTTGAAATCGAAGCCTTACTACAGGGAGCTATCAAATCAGTTTTCTCCAGAAGAGTTGGAAATGTTCGAATTTCATTTCAAGAAAATGTGGAGTCAGTTTAAGGACGATGTATTCCATACGGAAGAAATGCAGATAATCGATACGATCAAGCTAGAAATACTTATGAACAGAATACTCAAAAGCCAACGAGAGAATCAAGACGAGATTGCAATAGCTGAAACTTTGGTGAGAGAAGAGAAGGCCAGAGACAAAGATCAGCGCGATATGGATCTGATAGTCAATCTGGAGCGTCAGGTGGCTGTTTTAAGAGCTTCTAGTGAAACCCTATCCAAAGATTACAAAGATCTTCAAGCGCGCAAGGCGACGATGCTGAAGGATCTCAAGGGCACCAGAGAGCAGCGAGTCAAAGCAATCGAGGATTCTAAGCTCACATTCGCTTCGCTTGTCAAGAAGATCGCAACCGATCCTCAATTTAGGAATAAGATTGGTATAGATATGGAAAAAATGAGACTAGCGATGGAAAATGAGAAAGAACGTCTTTCGGAATACACTCAGTATGATGACGGACAAGTAGATCAGCCATTTTTAACACCAGAAACAACCAAGGGTAAACAATAATGTCTTATGAATTTTTAGGTCAGGTTGTTATAATATGTATTGTTGTTACGCTTTGTATAACATGGTTAGTTTTTTCGGTTGCGTATGTCCTATCAAAATTTACTGATTTTGGCAAAGGAAAAAGACAACAAAAACAAAAAGAAAACAAAGTACAAAATTTCGAAGACGATCTACCAATTAGTGGTAAAAATTTACAGTCCTTTTCTGCACCAACAATAGAGACTTCTTTTGGTGACAAAAGAATAGGAAAAGTTTATAAGCATGAGCAAAAATGAAAAAATTAAATGTGATAATTGTATACAAAATAATCCCACAGGATTTAGCTTTGATGGCATAACTAGAGCGTCAATCTATAAAACCGGAGGACCGCAACCATTTCCAAAATATGCTCTCTGCCCTAAATGTAATGGTGGTGGGCATCAACAACAAAAAAAAGAGGCGAAAAAAATGACCGAGACCAAAGAAAAAATACAATCAAGCAATAAAGTTATAGGTATAGATATAGGCACTGGTTTTATTTCTTGCGCAGAAGAAGAAGAAGATGGTGCTACTGTATTTAGAAAAATAAGAGATGCCTTTTTTAAATTGAATCCCTCAAAGTTCCTAGAGGGATCGGCTAATCAATTTGGCGAAACCATGCTAAAGAATGCGGGCGCACACTATGTGAAAGCAGATGGTACACTTTATGTATTGGGGGATGATGCATTTAAGTTTGCTAATCTTTTTCATCAGGAATGTCTGAGGCCCATGTCTAAGGGGGTTTTGAATCCAAAACAACCAGTTTCGAATATTATGGTTTCTGAATTAATAAAAGCTGTGGCGGGAAGATCCGAATCTACTGATGATGTATTGTACTATTGTGTGCCAGCAGAGCCAATAGATGCTGATTTTGATGTAGAGTACCATAAACAAATTCTAAATGGTGTATTTTCAGATTTGGGATACAAGAATATAAACGTAATGACAGAAGGTTTGGCGGTTGTTTATTCAGAACTTGCTGATACTCAGTTTACTGGAATTGGTATGAGTTTTGGTGCTGGTATGTGCAATATCGTTTATGCTTTTATGGGTATTCCTGTATTTTCCTTTAGTTTGAGCAGGGGAGGGGACTGGATAGACGCCCATGCAGCCAAGCACACAGACGAAACAAACAATGTTGTTACAGCCATAAAAGAAAAAGCGGATTTTAGTTTAACAGATGCTACTACAGGTATACAAAGGGCGATTTCTATATACTACGAATCTCTTTTGACATATGTGGTTGAGCAGTTTAAAGAACTTTATGACAAGACACCAAAAAAGAAACTTCCAAATGTTATCACCGAGATGCCAATAGTAATAGCTGGCGGCACTTCGTTGGTTGGGGGATTTACAGAAAGATTGAAAGAATTAATTGATGAAGGCTTCCCGGTCCCGGTTTCAGAGGTGAGACACGCCAAAGAGCCATTGTTTGCAGTTTCTAATGGTCTATACCAAGCCGCCAAACTATCTAACAATCAAGGATAATAGCAAATGAAAGCATTAATATTCGGAATAACAGGACAGGACGGAAGCTACTTAGCAGAGCTTCTACTCAAAAGAGCTTACAAAATAGTTGGTGTGACTCGCCGTGTCAGTGTTGATACAACCAAAAGAATTTCTCATATACTGCCCAAAATTGAGATTGTTGAGGGAGACATAACAGATGCTTTTAATGTAAATAAAATTATTGAAGAGCATGAGCCAGATGAGATTTATAACCTTGCTGCCCAATCTCATGTTGGAACTTCATTTAGTCAGCCATCACTGACTTGGGACGTTACAGCTTCTGGTGTGCTTAATATTCTTGAGGCGATTAGGTATAGCCCACGAAAAGATGATATAAAGTTTTACCAAGCTAGCAGCAGTGAGATGTTTGGCAAAAATTATACCGAAGTAGTTGAGCCTATATTTGGGAAAACTTGTAGCAAATATCAGGACGAAAGCACGGCATTTATGCCGCAAAGTCCATATGCAATAGCAAAACTATCAGCGCATCATCTTGTTCGTAATTACAGAGATGCTTATGGTATTTTTGCTTGTAGTGGTATTTTGTTTAATCATGAAAGCGAAAGACGTGGAGAAAATTTCGTAACACGTAAAATTACTAAATGGATTGGCGAGTTTGCAGCATGGATGTCTTATCACAATGTTAGCCCAAAAGTCTTAGTTGATATTGATGAGCACGAGGTATACATACCCGGAAGAACCCATGTGGATCAAGATTTTCAGTTTCCAAAACTAAGGCTCGGAAATTTGGATGCCAGAAGAGACTGGGGCCATGCAAAAGACTATGTGGAGGCGATGTGGTTAATGCTAAAACAAGACACGCCAGATGACTATGTTGTGGCGACTGGAGAAACACACAGTGTAAGAGATTTTCTAGACTGTGCTTTTAAGACTATAGATATAGATAATTGGGAAAGCTATGTGGTTATAGATCCAGAATTTTACAGGGCTACTGAGGTAGACTATCTACTGGGCCTTCCACAAAAAGCAAAAACATTGTTGGGATGGAGTCCTAAGATTAGTTTCAAAGAATTAGCAGAAAATATGGTAAAATACGATGTCAAAGAAGCGAAATTACGACGACCCCGCCTACAAGAAATTTAGAAGCGATGTTTTAAAAAGAGATAAATTTAGATGTAGAATGTGTGAAAAAAAGGGCAAAAGAGTAAGGCTAAATGTTCATCACATTATGAAATGGTCTTCGGCCTCATCATTAAGATATGATATTGATAACGGAATAACTTTATGCAGTGCGTGCCACAAATCAGTTACAGGCAAAGAGTCTCATTATGTTTCTTATTTTTTACAACTAATAAAAAATGGCAAAAAGTAAAATACCAAACTATACCGTCATTAAAGACACCAGAGAACAGGATGGGTGGTCGTTTTCAGAGTACGACAAATGTAGCGGTATGCAAATAGAAACCCTACACACGGGCGACTATACTATGAAAGGATTTGAAGATATTGTTTGTATCGAAAGAAAAGCGTGCGCATCTGAAATAGCCATGAATCTAGGCAGAAAAAAAGTGCCCTTTCAGGCTGAGATGGAAAGGATGAAAGATTATAATTTTTCTTTTATAATTTGTGAATTTGACATGGACGATGTGTTGAAGTACCCAGAAAATTCTAGAGTTCCTAAGAGCGCTAGATCAAAAGTCAGGGTTACTGGAAAATATTTATTAAAATGCCTATTAGAATTTCAAATTTGGTATGATACCAAAATAATATTCTGTGGTAATAAAAACAATGCTTTCCTAGTGTGCAACAGTCTGTTTAAGCGTTTAAATGAATTATTTCACAAAGAGGACAAGGACCATGAATAAAAGAAGTACTTTTTCTTCTATGGCCGAAGAGGCCCATGCCCATAGTCTTATTATCGATAAGCGCGAGATATTTCTTCATGGCAGCTATTCTCCAGACGATGGAGATCCGGGTGTGGATTGGCGCATGGCAAACACTTTGGTTAAAAATCTTAGGATTCTAGAAAACATATCGTCAGATGATATATTTATTCATCAGATGAGTATAGGCGGCGACGAAGAAGCTGGATATATGATGTACGACGCTATAAAAAATAGCAAATGCCACATCACCATATACACCCATGGAGTTGCCGCATCTATGGGTTCTATTGTACCTCAAGCCGCAGACCATAGAATCACAATGCCAAATTGCTGCTGGCTCATTCACAGGGGTACGACAGGCATCGGACCACATCTTACAAGAAAGCAAGCAAAATCTTGGTCTGCTTGGGAAGACTTCTGTGATAAAAGAATGATAGATATATATGCGGAAAAATGCAAAGAGTCACCATACTACAAAAACAAAAAAGAATCCCAAGTTCGATCTGATATAAAAAGGAAGCTCGATACAAAGGGTGATTGGTTTTTAACCCCAGATGAGGCAGTTGAATATGGATTCGCTGATATGGTAAATAGTTAATGATATCAAATGCTCAGAAATTACAAGATGCTTGGCTAAATATAGAGGTTGACGAATCCTCTTTGTTTAACCCAATGGAATTTGTGCTAGAGGGCGCTACTAGAGATGAGCTTCTTGAAAGAATAGCTTGGCTTATGATGCGTCCAGAATATTTCTCATTCGCTTGCAAATATATTCTTAATATTGAGCTTTCCCCTTTTCAGGCTCTGTTGTTGCATGAAATGTGGAATAGAAAGTTTCCCATGCTCATAGGAAGTCGTGGTATGGGTAAATCATTTATGCTTTCTGTTTATCCTCTACTAAGGGCACTATTTATGCCGAGACGCAAGATTATTGTCGTCGGTGCTGCCTTTAGACAGTCAAAAGTTTTGTTTGAGTATATGGATACAATTTGGAAGAACGCGCCAATCTTGAGGGATCTGTGCGGCACAAATAGCGGACCACGGCGCGATGTGGATAGGTGTGTCATGCATATAAACCAAAGCACGATCACATGCCTACCTCTTGGTGATGGCTCAAAGATTAGGGGTCAGCGCGCTAACGATATTATTGCTGACGAATTTGCGTCTATACCTCGTGATATTTTTGAAAATGTTGTAGCGGGTTTTGCTGCTGTTGCCGCATCGCCAATAGAAAAAGTAAAAAGCAAAGCCAAAAGCAAAAAGGCAAAACAGCTTGGAATAGATATTGATGATGGTAAAAAAAATACCATTATGGAAAAATCTAACCAGATTATTTTGTCTGGAACTGCCTACTATGATTTCAATCATTTTGCAGACTATTGGAAAAGATATAGACAGATAACCAATAGTAAAGGAAATCCAGCTTTACTAAAAGAGGTTTTTGGCCAAGAACCACCCCCAGAATTTGATTGGACTGAGTACTCCGTAATTCGTATGCCTGTTGACAAGCTTCCAGAAGGCTTTATGGACGAAGGTCAGGTCGCTAGGGCAAAGGCCACAATCCACTCTGGTATATACAATATGGAATATGGGGCTTGTTTCACCACTGATAGTCAGGGGTTTTTCAAAAGAAGTCTTCTTGAAGGCTGTACAACATCTCCCAGTAAGCCTATTATTTTAAATTCTGGAGAAGTATCATTTGAGTCAATGCTTAAAGGCTCTTCGGACAAAAAATATGTTTTTGGCGTTGACCCCGCTTCCGAAGTTGATAATTTTAGCATAGTCGTATTGGAGGTCCATTCTGACCACAGGCGAATCGTACACTGCTGGACAACTAATCGTCAACAACACAAAGATAAGCTTAAGTCTAAAATAGTTGACGAGGACGACTTTTACTCTTACTGCGCTAAAAAGATACGACAATTAATGAAAGTCTTTCCTTGCGCCGAAATTGCTTTAGACGCTCAGGGGGGCGGTATAGCTGTTATGGAAGCTTTACATGATAAAGACAAGATAGGCGAAGGAGAAGTCCCCATATGGCCAGTCATAGAGGAAAAAGAAAAAGATACTGACGATAAACCGGGCTTACATATTTTAAGATTGTGTCAATTTGCTAGGGCTGACTGGTTGGCTGAAGCAAATCATGGCATGAGAAAAGATTTTGAAGATAAGGTTTTACTGTTTCCGTTTTTTGACTCTGCGAGCATCGGCCTCTCTATCGAGCAAGATAAAATGTCTGGGAGAAAATACGACACTCTTGAAGATTGTGTTATGGAGATAGAGGAGCTTAAAGACGAGCTTTCCATGATTGTCATGACTCAGACATCAACCGGAAGGGAGAGATGGGATACTCCAGAAATAAAAATTGCGGCAGGCAAAAAGAGCAGACTGCGTAAAGACCGCTACTCTTCTTTGCTTATGGCCAATATGTCTGCAAGACATCTATCTGTTGAAAAACAAATCGAAAAACATGGAACTATTGGTGGATTTGCCCGTGTTGACGGCAATAGTAGATTTGATAACTCTAAGCTTTACCATGGTCCAAACTGGTTTGCTGAAAAAATACAAGATGTCTACTAGTTGTGTGTAATACTATTGACAATGCCATCATCATTATAATTAACCGGAGAACAATATAAATGTCTGATTCACTTTATAGAACGTGGGATAGCGATTCACAAAGACAAGAGGCTTACGCTCAAACTGGAGACACAATAGACGCTTACGATGGCATACAAAAGGCTGTTGCGTATGGTAGAAGAACCAGCTATATTGATCTTGAGCCTAATAGATCTGTAAGAACCAGCTTTCTTCGTCAAGATTACGATCTCTTTAGGCCCGGAGAATCAGTATCTAGCTACCAAAAAAGAATCATCAAGCAAAGTATGCAAGCCTATGATAAGGTTGGGATTATCAGAAATGTTATTGACTTGATGAGCGACTTTGCCTCGCAGGGATTAACTCTTGTTCATCCAAATAAGACCATAGAAAAATTTTATCGAAAGTGGTTTAATCAGGTGAATGGTGTTGATAGATCTGAAAGATTTTTGAATTATTTGTATAGAACTGGAAATGTTGTCGTCAAAAGAAGAACAGCGAGACTTAACAAACAAAAAGAAGCAGAGCTAAGAAGATCTGCCGCTGCCGACATCGATATAGAAAGTATCAAGGTCAAAAAAAGAGTTGTTCCTTGGAGATATGACTTTTTAAATCCTTTAGCTGTTGATATTCAAAATTATGGGGGTCAAGTAGTTGGTAAGCCTGAATATTTACTAAATCTTTCAAAATATACCTATGAGTCCTTGGTAAAAAGCTCAAACACACAGAAAAACATATTCAAGACTTTGCCAAATGATTTGCAGAAAAGGCTACAGAATGGTGATAGAAAAATACCACTAGACCCAGATGAGGTTAGCTTTTTCTATTACAAAAAGGACGATTGGCTTTTATGGGCAAACCCAATGATATACGCGATCCTTGATGATATTATTATGCTTGAGAAAATGAAGCTTGCGGATTTAGCTGCTCTTGATGGCGCCATTTCTAATGTCAGGCTTTGGACTGTTGGTGATTTGGATCATAAGATTATTCCCACTAAAGCTGCGATTAATAAATTGCGTGATATATTGGCGAGTAATGTTGGCGGCGGTACTATGGATTTAGTTTGGGGTCCAGAGCTTAAATTTACTGAAAGCCAGTCTCAAGTTTATAAGTTTTTGGGCGCGGAGAAGTATCAGCCAGTTTTGACAAGTATTTATGCTGGTCTTGGTATTCCCCCGACTCTTACTGGCGCAAGCTCAAGTGGTGGGTATACTAATAATTATGTTTCTCTAAAAACTCTGATTGAAAGATTGGAATATGGTAGAGAAATACTGTGTCAATGGTGGCGACATGAAATCGAGCTTATCAGAAAAGCCATGGGCTTTAGATTCCCAGCCGAAATTCATTTTGATTCAATTGTACTTTCTGACGAAGCCGCAACTAAACAGCTTCTTATCCAATTAGCTGATAGAGATATCATATCTCAAGAAACTTTGTTGGAAAGATTTAGAGAGCTTCCGGGTATTGAAAGAATTCGTGTTCGCCGTGAAGAAAGAGAACGTACTAATGATTCTTCTGCTCCGAAGAAAGCTGGCCCATATCACAATCCTCAACACAGAGAAGATGTGGCCAAGATAGCTCTTACCAAAGATATTATAGACTCTAATGAATATCTCGACAGGGTTGGGCTTCCGGGCAGAACGGAAGATGTTGTTGAGGATAAAGTGGAGAGTCTTCCTATTGAGCAAGAGTCTGTATATAATCCTGAAAGCGAAAATGGTAGACCAAGATTTTCTAGGGATTTAACAAAAAGGAAGCAGAAAAGAGTATTGCCTAGAAGTGGCGATGCTATGACTGCTACTCTTTGGGCTTTAGAGGCTCAGAATAAGATATCAGATATTATATCTCCAATCGCGCTGGCTCATTTTGACAAGAAGAATGTCAGAAGTCTAAATAAGGCAGAAGTTGATCAATTGGAATATCTAAAAATGTGCATTCTTACTGGTATGGAGCCATACATGGAAATTACGCCTGAGACTGTCAAGGCGCTAATAGATGCTGGCACCAAACCATCTGAGGACTTTGATTTAGTTGTTGCTAATAAGATAGATTCTTTTACTGCCAAAAACAATAAAAGTCCAAATAATTCTGAAATGAAATATATACACGCCTCCGCCTTCGTTGACATGTTTGATTTTGCTCAATAAATACCCAAGATTTTATTTTTTGTGTATTATCGTGAAGGAGGCTTATAAATGAAAATATATAAATCTGAAATAGAGGATGGCCTAGAGGGCGTCCTTAAAAATAATTCTATTGCGTGCGTTGCGGTAGCTGAAAAATCAGATCCTGTCTCTACAGAATTTGACATGGTTACGCAGGAACAATTAGAAAAGCTGGGTATAGCCAAGGCAGAAAATAAAGATCAAATAGACTTATACTATCTAAAATCTATATTAGTTAGCACTGGATGGAATAAGAACGACGACGTTTTTGATCCCAAAGAGCTTTGGTTGGCAAGAAGCACGCCCGAAGATAAGCCCTTCAATTATATGCACGATGAAAAAGACATCATAGGTCATATTACTGGAAATGTGGCCGTTGATTTTAATGGGGAAGAAATTACCTCAGAAACAGAAGACGTTCCCAGTAATTTTAATATATTAACTACTTCTGTGATATATACAGAGTGGAGCGATCCTGCCCAAAGAGAAAGAATGCACAAGATTGTGTCTGAAATAGAAGAGGGCAAATGGTTTGTTTCTATGGAGTGCTTATTTCCAAACTTTGATTACGCACTAGCAACTGATGATGGTTTGATAAAAGTAATTCCAAGAAATGAGGCTTCCGCCTTTTTAACAAAACACTTAAGATCTTATGGTGGAAATGGAAAATATCAAGACTATAGAGTTGGCAGA